TTGAACGAAACTGCTTTGGAAGCAGCCGTCATTCAAATCGCTGCTTGGACGGATGAACGTGGTCTGTTGATCGCTGCTAAGCCCCGCAAATTGGTGGTTCCCCCAAGCTTGATGTTCGTTGCTACTCGTTTGTTGGAAACCGAACTCCGCGTCGGTACTAACAACAACGACATCAACGCCATCAAGAACAACGGTTCGATTCCTGAAGGTTACACCGTTAACCACTTCTTGACCTCGACCAACACTTGGTTCTTGACCACTGATGTGCCTAACGGCCTGAAGCACTTCGAACGGATTCCGTTGCAGAATTCAATGGATGGTGATTTTGATACGGGCAATGTACGTTACAAGAGCCGTGAACGTTACAGCTTTGGCTGGTCTGATCCTCTGGGCGTGTTCTCGTCCTACTAAAAACAAGGGTTTACCCCCATGTTTGAAGGCCCTTCGGGGCCTTTTTCTTTGCCTAAAAACCAGTACAATTATTACCTGTAACTAAGTCACAGGAGTAAATATGGATACTACAAACCTACCCAAGACCCGAGAAGAAGCAAAGCGAACCGGGGCTAAGTACTATTTCACTGGACAGCCGTGCAAGCATGGGCACATAGCTGCACGCAAAACTAAAGGAGCCTGCGTTGAGTGCCTAAAGGTCGAATGGGAAAAAGCCAATATCACCCGTGCAGAGTACTTTAAAGAGTACAACAAACGAGAAGATGTCAAAGACCGTAAAAATGAGTGGTATGTAGAGCATCGTGAACAAGTAATAGCCGCTGCTAGAACCCGGCCTATTGCGCAGTTACGTGAGTACCGAAATGTTTGGAAAGAAAACAACAAGTCACAAATTCGAGCAGATACTAAGGCGCGGCGGCGTAAACATCGTGAGGCAACACCTCCTTGGCTAACAAGAAAACAAAAATCCGAAATTAGGCAGCTGTACCAAATCGCTATTACGATGACTCAAACAACGGGGGAGCAATATGTAGTCGATCATATAGTTCCTTTGCGCTCTGATGTTGTTTGCGGCCTTCATGTGCCGTGGAACCTACGTGTCATCACACAGGAAGAAAACTTAAAAAAGTCCAACAAACTCCTTGACACCTCTGCCAAATAAGGTATATTGAGGCATCTGGGAATTCAACCTTGTTGCCACTGGCCCAGCAGACGATGCAACGATTAACAAGGTAACTTTTGCATAAGGACATTTGTCATGGCACGTAGTACATTTGAAGGCCCAATCCTATCGGGCGACAACCGTTTTGGCGCTTTGCGCGACGTTGGTTACACAGTCTTGGAACAAGACTGCTACATTGATCTTTCCAACACCACTGTTGGCACTGCTGGTTACTCTGGCGGTTCGGGCCAATTCGTTTGGGGCAACAACATCCCCAACTTGAACGGCACTGTTTTCACACCTTCAAGCACCTATAGCCCCAACGGTCCCACAATCGTTACCCCCACTGCCGACGTAACTGGTTCTGGCGCGGGTCAAATCTACCGCGGCGCTGTGATGTATTTGCCTATCAACAGCCAAATTATCGACATCACTGTTGACTACATCTCCGCAATCACCGGTGAGTCTGGCGCTACTTTGAGCAACACTTCTGTGTTTGTTTCTAACGCTTTGACCGCTGCTGGTGGTACTCCTACTTACGCTACTGCCGCTCTGGGCACTACGACTGTTGGTACTGCTGGTCGTCAAACCATCACTTACACTGGCACTAACTTGGCTAACTTGTTGGCTACCACTTCTGACATTCAGAACCCCACCTTGGGCGCTAACCCCTCGTTCTTGTCGCAGATCGTGTTTACCTTGAGCATCACTGGCTCCGCTAACGTGGCTGCTCCTACTGGCGGTAAGTTGAACTTCATTGTTCGCTACGCTCAGAACGACAACAACATCGGCACTCTGACGCAATACCCTTACGGTAACCTTGACTAATTGATCCGGGGGCTTCGGCCCCCTCTTCATAACTAAGGAGATCAATATGGCTCAAAGCCCGAGCGGTATTCCAAGTACCAACAATTCCATCCAGTCGATTACTCGTCAGGCTCGCTATGAGCCGTTTGAGTTGCAGGTTGCACGTGGTCAGATTTACGGCCATAGCGTCCTGAATATTTATGGCTACCAGACAGCGGTAGGCACATCGTTTGTGCCTGTGTGGGAAGGTAATAGCTCCTACACATTCCCGTCGTCTGCAATCCAAATGCACATTGTTAGCTCTGTTAACACTGGCGACGATAAAACAGGCACGCTTATTACCATCAATGGGTTGGACGCCAACTACAACCAAATTTCTGAAACTGTAAAATTGAACGGTACGACTGCTGTAACTACAGTGAAATCGTACTTCCGAATCAACAGTATGGTGGTAACCGGCGGCGCACCCACTGGTAACATCACGCTAAAAGATACATCGGACACAACGCTGTACGCAGAAATTTTGGCGGGTAATGGTCGCACTTTGATGGGCATCTACACCGTCCCCGCAGGTTATACGTTCTACTTAAGCCGTATTGATATCAATACCAGCTTGAACGCCAACCCCGCCGGTTTTGCCACATACCAGAACTACCAAACAAGCAGCGCTGGTGTATCCACTGTTACTGTTGTTGCGCCGTTTACAAACAACTACCATACGCAACGGGTTATGCCCCGTGCCGTGGCGGAAAAAACGGACATCCAATTGCAAGCAAAAGTTAGCACCGGCACTGCGGCCTTAACGGTTTCGCAAGAGGGCTACTTAATCGCAAACGGTACTTAATCATGGCTAAATCCCCCGCATGGCAACGCAAGGAAGGCAAGAACCCCAACGGCGGCTTGAACGCCAAGGGGCGAGCCAGCGCCAAAAAGCAAGGGATGAATCTGAAGCCTCCAGCACCACACCCAAAAACGGAAAAAGACGCCAAGCGCCGCACTTCGTTTTGCGCGAGGATGTCTGGAATGCCCGGACCAATGAAAGATGAAAAAGGTAAACCAACGCGTAAAGCGTTGTCTTTAAAAGCATGGAACTGTTAAAGTGCACTCGCTGTAAAACGGAGAAGCCCGGTACATCCGAGTATTTTCCGTTGCACAATAAGAAGCGTAACGGCTTGGATAGCTGGTGTCGTGCCTGCCGTGCTACTTATCGCAATGGTATTTGTCGCGGTAAATTCCGCGATGTTATTTCAGATGCTCAACTGCGTGAGCTTAAAAATAGCACAAAAGAATGTGTAATTTGCGGCACAGAAGAGACTTTGGTTGTTGACCATGACCACACAACTGGTAAAGTTCGGGGCATGTTATGTAACCACTGTAATCGCGGCTTAGGGCATTTCAGGGACGACCCAACTTTATTGGAGTTTGCCGCGCAGTACTTGTACGCCTCCGCCGATCATCCGGCTTGGGATAAGTACAAAGAAACTTCGGAAGTGAGTTGCTGAGATGGACGCAGGAATGATTTGGTCGGGTGGCTTGTCCTTGGTTCTGGGGATGGTTGCCTTTTTTCTCAAAGAGAAGTCTAATGATCTCAAACGGATTGAGATTCTGCTCAATCGTACGCGCGAAGAGATCGCTAAAGGATACGTGACCAATGAAGAACTTAACAAAATTACTGAGCACATTGACCAACGCTTTAACAAGCTGGAAGGCAAAATTGACCAGCTTCTTCAACAAGGAGCAAAGTGATGCCAAGCAGCAGCAAAGCTCAACATAATCTGATGGCAGCGGTGGCCCATTCGCCAGCGTTTGCCAAAAAGGTGGGTATCCCACAATCTGTGGGAAAAGACTTTAACGCGGCTGATAAAGGCCGTAAATTCTCAAGAGGTGGCGATATGGCAACTAAACTGACTCCTAAGCATCACATGATGATGGCACATCACCATTTGTCTATGGCAATGGGTGGTCCTACTGAAGATCCTATGATCGAAGCAGGTGAAAAAAGATTGAAACACGGCGAGCACAAAGTGCAAGAACGTGGACATACCCGTGCAATGGAGCCTAAAATGGCTGGCAGCACTACCGGCATGAAGCGCGG